CCACCAAACGGACGCGCAAGGTTATTACTACCAAGTGAGAATCCCATGACGTCAGGCGAGCTTATAGCAAACGTAACACGAGAAATCAAAGGGCTTTCGGTGCAGTTTACGTCGGACAACATGACGGATGCTGTAGCGGAAGCCCAACGAGAAACCGGTTTTACTTTGCCAAATAGTGTAGATGAGCAGACGCGTTGGTTGAAACAACGCACAACGCGCCATCTTATTTATATGATTTGGCTTGAGAACTCCGTAAAATTCAAAGTCAAAACCATTGCATTGGACCAGAAGTTTGACCACCTGAACAAGGTTCTTGCCAAGATGGACAAGGACTGGGAAAAGGCCAAAGATGATCCGTTGATGGGTGTTATTGTGGAAGCCCATGAGCAGTTTGGCCATCGTATTGGTGCTGGCTTTTCCTACGACGATGTGGGCAATGACACTACCTACGAGTCTGAAAACTATGTACCCATTTCACCGAATGAGAGCGACTAATGGGAATTGCAGAAGACATCAAGGCAGCATACATCGAGGTGGGTACTGAATACGAAGTGTTGAAAAGCACTGGTGAACAGTATTCAGGCGAGTATTTGATGTCTGAAAGCAACAGTCAGGTTACAAAACCTTTCGTTCGTGAATTCTTTTTGGAAGCTGCATTGCCTTTTGATACGTCTGCCGATTCCGGTGATGTGATTACTTTTGCCCTAACGGGCACCCGTTATTTACTGGTTACCAAAACGCCGGAAATGGTGGAAAACGCGCTCATTGAGCATTCGATTGTTCTGTACAAAGCCAACGTAAGTGGGGAATTGCTGCGTTTCAGCGGAGAAATCAGGGATGGCCAGTTTAGAATAGTGCCTGTTTGGAACAATATAAGGACATCAGCTTTTGGGTGCATGACTGAGGCTTTATATGGAGGAGGCCTGGACGAAAAGGAAGAGTTTGTTGACCAAGAACTGCATCGTTTGGAACTGTACGTGCCGAAGCCGTACGGAATACGAGTGAATGATCGGTATAGTCCAGTAAGTGGAGAGTTCTACAAGGTTGTACAGGTTAAACCCCGATCGTTCGAAGGTATTGACATTGCTATGTTGGAGGAAGATATTCGAGAAGACTAATAATCTTCCCCAAGGGAGGTTGCTGTGAATAAAATCCTGCTTATTGGGAGGAATCCGTTGGAATATTCTGGCAATGGACATATGTTGAATTCGTTGGCCAGACAACTTGATCCAAACCTTTATTCCCCTGTGTGCATTGGGATAAGTGATCAGAAAGTTTTTGTTTTAGACCCGGCAACAATTCCATATCGGCTAATCCAGACAGGAACAAGTGACATTCGGGCGTTGCAGCAACTTATATTGAATGTAATCGACAATGTGAAACCTTCGGTGGTAGCTATTATCGGCCTTGATGTGTGGGATTTGGCGCCTATTTACGATTCCCTGGCAACAATCAAGCGCAGAGACCAATTCACCACTGTAGGCATCATGCCGTATGACTTGATGTTTTACCGCGAGGATTGGGCGGCATGGTTCAACTTCTTTGATATCCCGTGTGTGTATTCCCAGTATGGGTTTGACATGCTGAAGGACAACGTGCCAAATTTGCGGTATTTTCGCCCCGAGCTAGATGGGCACGAACTGTTTAAACCCAATAATGAAGCACGAGCACACGCCAGAGCTTTGTGGTCTGTGGCAAATGAATCCACTTATGTTTTCGGTTTTGTTGGGCCAAACCAAATACGGAAAGACCCATTGAGGTTGATAAAGGCATTTTCCATATTTAAAAAGTCTACAGGAAGCGACATTGCATTGTACATGCATATGGATATGGATCGTGGGGTGTATTCATTCCAGTCGTATGCTGAAGACTGCGGCCTTAAAATGGGCGACATCATTACCAAAACGCAGGGCAGAAAGTACACACCCCCTGAAATGGTAGGGGTGTTCAATGGAATTGATTGCCTTGTGAACTGCACATTACAAGAAGGGCTTTCATGGACGCCAATAGAAGCCATGCTATGCGGAACCCCTGTGATAGCCAGTGATTCAACGGCCCATACTGAACTGTTAAAGGATGTTGGAATTCTAATACCCCCGACTGAAATGGCCTTTGTCCCCGTGTTTACCAAACATGGTGCTGGGTGGGTTGAGTCCAAGGCTTGTTCTGTTTACAGCATGGTGGAAGCCATGGTCAAGATGTACGAAGAACCTGAATTTTCATTGCGGTGTAGTGAAGCAGGGCTTAAAGCTGCACAGCAGTGGATTGCGGGTGTCAGTGATTTCAATGAACTGATTACCGATGCCGTACAAAGTGCCAAACCTGTGCATTCGGCCTTCCCCAAACGTCGTGCGGTTTTGTTTGCTCAGCAAGGTTCTGCTGGCGATGTGCTTATGACCACTTCGATACTGGAACAGATTAAGGCGCGCCACCCCGGTAAAGAATTGGTTTACATGACCCAACGCCAGTTTGTTGACATTGTTGAAGGCAACCCAAATATTGACGAAGTTATTTTTTGGGATGAAAGCAAGTTGTCCGGATTTGAAATCGCGTACAACCCCCATGGGGAGAAAATACTGACAGGCAGGTGGAATACACTGGACATGATGCTACACAAAATGTATGCTCATTTCACCAAGACAGAGACAGGCAAATCAGTAATCTACCCAGTCAAGCCCAATGTTGACCTGCCTGATAAGTTCGTGATTTTCCATACTACCGGCGCCGCCTATACCCGCATTTACAAAAATTGGGACTTCATCACCAAAGGCGTTAAGGAATTGGGCTATGACGTTGTTCAACTCGGTTCCCTTACAGACTGGCCGGTAAAGGATTCCCTTGACTTGCGCGGTGAATTGACTTTCAGAGAGTCTGCGTATGTCATGCAACGTGCAAAAGGCGCCGTTACTGTGGATTCCTTTGTGTCCCATCTAGCGGGCTGTATGGATATTCCACAAGTTTGTCTTTTTGGGCCTGCTCCTGCTCGTGTAACAAGACCGTTTGCTGATGCCGATAAGCTCATATGCATTGAGCCTGATCGGTATGAAGTGTGCCCGATTTGTGGGGCTTGTTATGGTGAGTTTAAGTGTCAAAGCCCGTGCATCAACACCATTTCTCCATTTGTTATACTGGATGAACTGAAGAAACTACTCCGAAAGGATTAATAGCATGAAAGTAATCATGAAGTGCCTCAATGAGCAGAAAACGTGTGGCAGGGTAGTTGCTGACTTCCACGATGAATCGTGGGTTGATTCCATTATCGTAGTAGATGGTGGCAGCAGTGACTACACCGTGAACGTTCTAAAGAAATTCCCCAAAGTCAAGGTGTTTATTCACCCATGGCTTGATTGGTATCATGACATGGAGATTACCCAGGCCAACATCCTGAAGTCGTATGTTCCTCTTGGGGAAATTTACTTCAACATGGACTTTGATGAACGAATATCACCAGAACTGAAAGAATTCCTTGGTGAGATAAACGAAACCAAGCAACTGCCAGATAACGCTGACATTGTGCACATTGCGCGCCGTACCATAGAAGTGTTGCGCTACCCCGAAAGCCCGCATGCAATACTTGGTTCAGATGGATGGCCAATGGAGTCACACCAAATAGGCATGTGGCCCGACTACCAGTGCAGGCTTTTGCGTAGGGACTATAAGTTCCATTGGATAAATGCTCCTCACCGTATCTTAATAGGTTGGGAAAATAATTATAACCTGGATGCTGAAAAGGGGCATATCCTGCATTACCAGAAGGATGACTTGCGCGACCGTTCGGCAATTGAACGCAGATGGTTGCGGCCACAGGCTGAACGAAAACGATTGGGTTTGCCTGCTGATATGCATGAAACGTCAGTTATCCCAGCTTATGCTGAAGGCGCAGACCCGGAGTTTTGGGTTGACCACGAATAGTACCTAACAACAGGTGGGTAAAACGTATATGCGGAAACATTGGTCTGAAGTAGAAGGGTATTTGGAACCTGACGAAGCCTACCAACTGGCCAAGCTGGCTAAAGACAGGCTTTGTTTGGAGATAGGAAGCTTCTATGGCCGTTCAAGTGTGTGTATGGGTGAAACGGCTAAGGAGGTGGTGTGTGTTGACACGTTTGAGGCCGATG